CGGGTTCCGCGGTCTGGATCAGGGTATAGGCCGACTTCGCCCACCCGATGACCTTCGACATGCGGCCGGTCTGCGAAACGACCGTGGACGGCGAACCATCGTCCGCCGTCCCGGATTCGCGCACCAACTGCTGGGCGATTTCGAGGAAGGTCAATTATGCCACCTTTGCAGGCTCGGCATGATCCGCGGCAAAAATCCCGTGAACGTTGAACGGATAGGTATGCGCCGACCGCCAGCCGATGATGACGCCGTTGCCGTCGACCTCGGCGATTTCCTGCTTGGCGTTTTGCAGGACCTCGAAGTACCGGTACGGGATCAGGCATTCGACCCCCCTCGGAATCCGCATGGCGACGCCATTGACCGAGAGATCGACCGGATCGGCGCCACCGGGCGTATCCTGCACGGCGATGACGATCTTGACCCTTTTGTCGGTCTTGGAATTCTGGTCGAGGATACCGCCGCGACCGCCGCCGAGCGCCTGCATCGCCTTGATCGGAGAACCTACTTCGGATGTGGTCGGCTTCTCCTGGATTTCGATTTCGTCCTTTTCGTATCCGGCCTGCCGGATCATGGCGACGATCTTTTCCTTGCCTAGCGTATGCGCGGTGCCGGGGATGCCGACGACCTCGCGGGCGAACTGCGCGATCTGGGTTGCCGTCGCTTCGGCGATCGGGATGGTTTTCAGGGACATGACTTGCCTTTCTGTTGAACCGGCCGGCGAGAACATCCCGCCGGCGGGGCTATTCGTTCTTCGGCTACGCCTTACGGCTCACCTTCTCGACCTCGATTTTTTCGGTGCCGAGCAACTTTTTCAGCGCCTCTTCGGTCATCGCCGGCTGTTCCATCGCTGCGATGGTATCCAGCAAAGCGATGGCACCGGAGGTTTGATGGAAGGCCGCAAGGGCCTGTTGCTGTTTGGCAACAAGCGCCTCGCGTTGCGTTTTCAGCCATTCCGGCGTGATCATCATGAACCGCCGAAGTCCGCGCTGGTGTGCAGGGCGATGAAGTAGGCCGTACCCTCGATCTGGCACTTCAGCGTATGCGTCATGGCGATGCCGGTCTTGGAGTTGGCCGCGAACAGATCGCCAGCGCCCGCCGTGACACCATTCAGGTCGAACAGAAACCCGTTGTCGTCCATTGTGGCGGCGTCGGCGCCATACAGATTGAACGAAATGAACGACATGCGCGTTCCGGTAAGGGCGCCGGTGGGCATTCCGAGTTCAAGCTCCAGCGGAGCATAGGAACCGGCCGCCATGCCATCGCCAGCAATCAGTTCGGCGACAAATGCCGAGCCGAGGCCGGTAACGGCGCCGCCGCTTGCAAACTGCGTCTGCGCCTTCAGCGCATTGGCCCAGCCGCCAAGCTCAACCGCCGTGTCCAGTTCGAACCGAGCACGCCCACCGACACCGCCAATGCCGGTCATGGTCGTGTTGTGCACAAACGGCTCAACCGAAGTGCCGCCATCCGTGGACGCGCTGGTGACGCTCCAGGTAAACTTCGTGGTTGCAGCCGTGGGACCGACATAGGCGCCGTTGGCGTCAAGAACGACTGCTTTCGATGGAGCGCCCGTACCGAGCACGGCGATGTTGAGGTATTCCAGTTCAGCCTTGGTAAGGCCGGCCAGCGCCCTGTCGGACACATACCACTGCGTCGCCGAAGTCGGGATGAACCATGCCGCCGCGCCAGGTCCGAGCAAGACCTCGGCGTCCTCGGCCTCGCCGTTGATCAGGTCGTTGCCGCCATCGACCGGATAGACCTTGAGATCGGCGCCACCGGTCAGCACGGTATTGATGACGAGGATCGGCCCTTCCGTGGTTGCCGCAGCCGGCAGAGCCACGCCCGTGGTGCCGTCGGCGGCCGTCACCGCAACGACCTGCGTTGCGATAACCGCAGCATCGGCCGAAGTCGTGCCGGCCGCCGCGAGCGCGGCGCGCGACAACCCGAACATGCCGGTTGCCGGCATGATGATATTGCCGTTGGCGTCGAGTACGAGCGCCTTGGAGACAAGAGCCGCACCGGCGGTTACGCCATCGAGATAGCCGAGTTCGGTTGAATCGAGCGTACCTAGAAAATCTCCATCGACCACTGCCCGTAGTGCTTTGGCAATCGCGCGCATGTCGCCTCGGAAACCTTGCTGCACGAATTGCTGGGCTTCGGTTTGCGTCAGTGCCATTGTGGCATCCTTTCAGTTTCAGGAAAGTGTGGCCGGCGGCACATCAGGCGGCGCCGGCCGCGTTTCGTCAGAAGCCCCGGAAGGCGAACCACGCCAACAGTTTGGCTTCCTCGGCCACGACAGCGCCGATGGTGAAGCCCTTGGCGTTCTCCGCCTGCACACCGACGTACTGCGTCAGCCTGGACGTTGTGGTTTCGGCAGCGACTTCGGTATCCGTCGACCAGTAGTGATTGACGTTGACGGTCACCGTCGCGTAGTCGGCCGCGCTCGCATCGGAGACATTGTTGACCGCTTCCGAATCGAATGTGCCGTCGACATCATCGACGACGAGGAAGCCGGCGGCGTCACCAGCAGCCCAGGTACCGGAATAGAGCAGCACTTGCAGGACCTGAGCCGTGGCGTTCGAGGTAACGCCCCAGATCGTATCGCCGACCTCGATTTCGGTCGTGCCGCCGCTCGAAAACGGGATGACATAACGACCGCCGCCGAGAAAGGCTTCGGTATCCTTGTCGGCATCGGTCAGGTTGACGACGCGGACCCAATCGGGAATCCAGCCAAGTTCGATGTTGATGGCGGCGGCGTTGCCAACGGTGTAGCCGCACTGGAATTGCATTTTCGCGCTCATTTGCGTGTCCTTTGTTGGGTAGGGGCGGGCGTTTCAGCCGCCCGCCATTTGTTCATCGGTCGCTATTCAGGCGGCGCTCAGAGCGCGGCCGCGGCGACTTCCAGCCGGGCCATCCACAACTGGTTGAGGATGACGGCGACGTGCCAGGTCTTCCAGCCGACGTAACCGCGCTGCGCGAGCGGATCGTCCTTGGTCTTCTGGCCAACCGGGATGATCGAAGGCTCAACGGCGCCCTGGCCGCGCAATGCCACGGTGCCCCATGCGTCCTGGGAGAAGAACATGATGGGGTAGACATCGGCGCTGACGCCGGCGCTGGACAGCACGGTCGAACCGGCAGCGCCGCCGCCATCGGCCCACGGTGCCAGATCGGCCGAGGTCACGAACCGCACGTCCTCGACGCTGCCGACTTCGTTCGGATCGATCGGCATCCGGGAACCGTATTCGGCAACCGGCGTGAACCCGGCCAGGTTGCGGATATCGTTTTCCAGATCGGAGTGGGTGACCGCGACATAGGCGGCTTCGACCGCGCGCGTCGCATAGTTGGTCGACGGGGCGAGGATGCGCGTGATCTTTTTGCCCTTCTGGGCGCGAAGCGCGCGGACCACGGCCCTGATCTTGGCCAGCGTCAAGACGGTGTTGACATCAGTGCGGGCCGAGCCGTTGGCGTAGAACACGTTGGTTCCGGCCTTGACGATGCCGTAGTTCAGCGCCTCGCGGGTGCGGCCGATGTTCTCGCCGCAAATCATCGTGGCGTCCTGGAGCACCGGGTCTTCGGCGATGTCCTCGATGACATCGGTGATTTCGACGACCTGGCCGTACTGGCGCAGGGTTGCCGAAACGGTCTCATACCGGAACTGCGTCGCCGATGGGGTCACACCCTCGACGAGCGGGGTATCGGCCGCGGAGAACACGATCGGGCGACGAAACTGAATCGTCTCCTTCTTGTTCTTCGGCATGCGCTTGGCCATCGCCAATTTGTCAAGCACGATCTCCGGTTCGGCGTGCTTGAGCATTTCGCGCTCGGCATAGACATTCGTGGTCAACGAAATGCCGGCGTCCGTGGATTTGGTCATGGTCATCGGACCAGTTCCCTTGCATCGTGAAGGGGCGCTGTCCTACCGACTGCCGTCGTGGATGGGCGTCAGCGGTTTCCCGCCGTGGCGGCTTTCCTCTGGTCCTCTGCCTCGTAGAAGTCCCAGATCGCCTGCGGGTCGCTGGTGCTCGGGGCCTTCGTCGGCGTGATCGACATCGATCGGCCAGGGGAAGCTGAAGCGGCCAATTGCCGTTGCCGGCGATCGTCAGGCTCCTGCCTCTTGGTTTCGGTTGCTGGTGCCTCAGCGGCCTTGGCCTCGCCGGGCGTCTTCGCGCCGGGCTGGTTGCCTGCCTGGGCTTCCAGATGATTGAAAAACTTGCTGATCACGCCTGCTGCTTCTTCGGCGTCGACAATCGCTGTTGCGTTCCGGCGGGCCGCGTCACGTATCGCCTTGGGCTGATCGTCGGCCCATTCAGCAAATCGCGCGGCATCCGCGGGACTGGCAACCTTCTTGCGCCAGCCTGGCAGCATCGTTTCCAGTTTCTTCTTCTGCTCGGTCGTATCGGCGGCAATGGCGCGGGTCGCCTCCTGGCGCTCCCGTTCCTCTGCGGCCCCACGTTGTTCGAGGTCTTCGCCAACCGCGTCGACGAGTTCCGACACGGGACCGGCGATCTCCGGGTAGTCGTCTTTCAGCTTGGCAATGCCTTCCTTTGCCTTGGCCACGCGGTCGACGGCCTTCTTGTCCATCGGCGGTCGGGTAGCGGCCTTGCCCCTGATCTCGTTTAACTGGCGCTGCACGGCGGCATAGCGGCCGTTTGCCGACTGCGAGGTCTGACGCATCCGCTCGATTGCGGCCTTTTGCTCCGGGGTGGCATTGGCAAATACCGGGTCTTGTTCCCAAAGTTCTTCCTTCGCGGCCCCTTCGTTTGTGGTGGGCTGGGCGGCGACTGGCTGGTCCTCGGGTTTCGTTTCTGGCTTGGTTTCCGGCTTGTCGGTCTCGATTGGCGCCTGCGCGCCATCGCTATCGGCGGCTTCTGCCGGCGGCGCATAGGTCTCGCCACGGGCTTCAGCATCCTTTTTCTCGAGGTCGTTCCACACGTCCTGCGGTGACGGGTCGGCGGCGCCTGCCGGCGCGGCTTCCACGTTTTGCGGGGCTTTTTCGGTCAAGTCAGGTTCTCCCAAAGCCAAGTCAACAGCCGTATTCGTAGCATCAGCCCGCCGACTGCGAATTATTTTTCAGGCTTGCCGCCTTCCAGCGCCTCGATGTCGCGCAACGCGGCGAGATAGCCACGACACCATGCCGTCTTGGATTCCGGCATGTTCTCATCGATGACGATGGCAGTGGTTTTGGTTTCCCTCCATTTCTTCAGCTTCGGTTTGACATCTGAAAACCAGTCCGGTGTCATGCGATTCCGCCTCCGGTCGGGCCAAGCCGTTGCGTCAACGCCACCTCAGCCGCAGTCAGGCGCTCCTTCGATCCTATCCTGCGGTCCTCGACCTTCTCCCTCGACGCCAATTCATCGAGTTTGATGTTAGCTGTGGCCGCGGCTTTCTCCATTTCCTTTTCATGCATCAACTCGGCGATCTTGATTTTCGTCTCGTTTTCCTTGTTGGCGATATCGATCTTGGCGTTTGCCTCGGCAACACGCACATCCAATTCCTTCTCGCGCAACTCGAATTCGGCCTGTGCCATTTCAGCCTGCGCCTTGGCGGCTTCGGCCGCCGCATCGGACTGACCCGCCGCGACAATGGCGTCGATCTCGTCATCGGTCAGCATCAGGTCATCCGAAGACAACATCTGCGCTTGAAGCAACTTGCGCAGCAGCATCCGGTTCTGCAGCATCGGGCCGAATACCGGGTGCGGTCCAAGCTGCAACGCGATCTGGAACAGGTTCTGCGCCTGGATTTCGCGGGCCAGCAACACGCTCGAACCCCGCGCATCGACCTTGTAGTCGCCCTTGATCTCGTCTCTCGGGTTGTGCTGCATGTTCCAGTCGTAGAACCGCCGGAGGTTCGGGACCGTGACATCATCATCGAAATTCCGGACAATGCGCCGGAACGTCACGTTGGCGCTGTTCATCAGCAGCGACATGCCGCCGCTGGTTTTCGTAACCCCGGTGCCCTGCTCGCCCTGCGCGATCTTCGGCATCGAGGTCACTTCGTCGATCATGCGCTCCGACATGGCGACGATATTGGCCATCTCGACCTGCATCATCGGGATATCGAAGGACCAGAATGGCGGGTTTGCCTGGGTCCATGGGACCTTGACTTCCCAAATCTTGCGCGGCCGCAACTGGTAGTCGCCGTCCTGCGGGCTGATCTTTTCGGAATCGACGACGATCTGCGGTCCCGACGCGATCGAGGCGTTGTCCATCATCGCGCGCCAGCCGGCATTCATCGACCGCTGCATGTCGCGCATGATCGATGGAATGCCGTAGCCAAACGGCGAGTACTCGTCCTTCTTCAGCGTGAAGATCGAATACATGCATTCCTGCGAATCGTAGGGATAGATCGCGAACTTCAGGACCTCGCCGGCGCAGAACCAGACGATGCCCTTGATATCGACCAGCGGGTCGATCTCCGGCGGTTCCTCGCCTTCCGGCGTAAAGGCCAAGGCGAGCTTTTCCATCTGCTCGACATCGAGCGGTCCCGAATATTCCCAGACCTGATAGAATTCGCTCTTGACGCTGACGTTCTCGCCACGGATCGAGCGCAGTTGCGCCAGATACGATGGCGGCGAACCGGTTGGACCGGCTTGCAAGAGACGCGCTATCGCCTGACGGTCGAAGCCGGGAAGACGCGCCAGCGCGCGCAACTGCTTCTTGTTCATCAGGTGGCGCTCGAAGTCCCCCATGCCATCGGCCTGGTTCGGCGACGCCATGTCGGGGAAATAGCCCCACGGATCGACGTAGCGGATACCGGGACGCTTGCCGTCGTTCTTCACCAGATTGAATTGCCCGTCCTCGCCCTTGCGCCAGCCCTGTCGGGTCGGCATCCCGGTTACCGGCCCCTTGCATACCCCGGCGCCGATCTTGCAGGCGCTGTCGATGACATCGCGCATGACGCCGTGGTAGTCGGATTCCTTCAGCTGGTCCTCGACCTCCTTTTCCATCAGCCGGGCGCGGTTGTCGGCTTCCTGCTTTTGCGCCCTGAGTTGACGTTCGATCTTCTCGAATTCCTCGGCTCTGGCCTTCAACTGGTCGACCGCGCCCGATACCGGCGGCTGGCCACCCTGCTGCTGCGCCTCGGTCATCTGCTTGACCTGCGCCAGCATCTGTTCCTTTTGCGCCGCGGCCTCGTCGGCGGCCTTGGTCAATTCGGGAACCGGCGTCGGTCCGATACCCCAGTTCTTGTCATCGGTCGGGAACAGCAGGTCCATGAGCCGGGCGGCCATCGCCTCGGTCTTCGGACCCGTCATGTTGATGAACAGTTCGGAGCCTTCGTTCTGCCTGATCCTTTGAATCGTATTCTCGTCGTAGATGCCGTGATATTGCTCCAGGTCCTCGATCCAGCGTTTCTCGACCGTCGTTCTTGAGCCTTCGCGCAGCTTGGCCTCGGCCTCCAGTTCGCCGGCAATGACCTTCATTTCGGTCTGCAACTGCTCGCGGCCCGGCATCCGTGGCCGCGAAGCCGGCATTGCGATCGCGCTCAGTGCCATCTCACAGCCCCGCCTTGCGATCGCCGATGATGATGCCCGGACGCTTGATCGAATCCATCGGCATCACGGTCGCGACTTCATCCCAGAATGTGACGAGATAGCGCATGCAATTGTGGGTAATCAGGCCATTTTCTATGGCAAATGCGGCAGTGCTAGGAACCGTTATGCAGTATACATCTTCAACGTCCGCGTCTTTCACCGACACGCAACGCAGCTGCGCATTTTCTGCTGCATGTTTTAGTGCTGGCGTATTTGTTGATTGTGAATGCGCCGCCGCAATGGACACAGCGCCGCGATTCGTCATCAACGCCAGATGCCTTTCGCGCTTTTGTCTTGCAGTTATTCGAGCAGAACCGTGTAAGCCCGTTGACGCGCCCGCTAAAGCGTTTGCCGCAGTGGGCGCAATCCATATCGGCATCGACGTGCAAGCACCCAGCAGTTCTTTCATAGTGCTCGCGATGCCACGTGCGCCCCTGGTCGCTTCGGTGCCACAATGCCGCGGCTTCCAAGGCGGCTTCCGATAATGCCCGTCGATGACCTCGTTGATGATCCGAAATATGGAGCCGCGCTTCTTTGAGTTGAAGATTCGTAAGCTGATTGTGCGCTCGATCATTGTCGCGATGGTGAATGTGGTGGCCTGCCGGAACCGGGCCATTAGCGTCTTCCCATACCGCGATATGGAGCCGTCGCCCGCTTCTCTGGAAATACTTGCCGCAGCGATAATAGCGTTCTCCGTTGAATTCCTGGATTGATTCAGAGATGACGATGACCATGACTGTGCTCCGATGCTAGTCGATATCGCAGTATCGCAGTCTTTGCCCTCCATCTCAAGCGCCGGAACCCAGCATCCTCGCGACAAAAATCGATGGTCTGGCGTACAAACGACGGACGTGCCGTCGTTGAACACCAACCGCACCACTCGGCGGGCACGGCCGTACATCTTGCAATCGCGGTAAGGCGCATACACCCCGCCAACCGTCAGGACGTTGCCTTTGGTCCCAACAAGATCGCGCAAGCGGCGTTTGCCTGTGTCCGTGCAAACCAGTGTGTCCCCAGATAGACAGTCCATCAGATGGTCGTTGGCCTTGACGATGTTGCCCTTTTCGTCGCGCCGGTAGAGCATGTACTCGGCCTTGAAGTTGTGCAGCGTGCTGAAAATCTTGAGCCGGCCGGCCTCCAGCATCTGCCAGACCGTGACCAAGCCGGC